TACCGGATGACCAATGGCGAGTTGTGGTCGGACGAGGGTGCGCCATGAGGTTAGCAACCGTGCCGATCACGCTGGCGGAAGCTAACGAGTTTGTGCGTCAGCATCACAGGCACCATGAGCCTGTCGTCGGTCACAAGTTTTCAATCGGCGCAGCAAAAGGCGAAGAGATCGTCGGCGTCGTCATTGTCGGCAGACCTGTGAGTAGAGCGCGTGATGATGGCGCGACGTTAGAGGTCACGCGGCTTTGTACAGACGGCACGCGCAACGCTTGCAGCTTTTTATATGGCGCTGCGGCCCGCGCTGCGTTCGCCCTCGGTTACGAGCGCCTCGGCACATACATCATGCAAAGCGAGGGCGGCGCCAGCCTGCGCGCGGTTGGCTGGAAACAGGTCGGTAAGACAAAGGGCAAGCCGTGGAATATGCCCGGACGCCCGCGCGTGGACACGCACCCGCTTGAGCCGCGTTTCCTGTTTGAAACAGCAAGAAAGGCATGACGCCGCGCGGCTTATGCGTGGCGTGTTGGAAATATGAGCGGGGTTTTGGCTACCGCAAAGGGCGGCGACGACGTGTCTGGTTTTGTTCGAGGGCGCACCAAGTTCGGTTTGTGAAGGGGTTTTTGATGGTGGATTGGACGAAGGAAGAAGACGAGATGCTGCTGCAAGCTGGCAAGGCGGGCGGCGAATATCTCGACAGCATTGGCGTCACTGATCTGGGGCGGCTGAACAAGACGCAATGGACCATGTTCCTGCGCTGTCTGGTGGGGCGCTTGGCAGAGGTGAGACCCGATTGGCACAAGAAGTGGGAAGCTGAGATAGACAGCGATCCCGACGATTTGGCGCTGCCGTTCTGATGGCTCAAAAAAAAACTTCGCCGTCCTCGACCTCTTCAGCGGGATCGGAGGGTTCAGCCTCGGGCTTGAAGCAGCAGGAGCTTTTCGGACAGTTGCCTTCTGTGAGCGAGAGCCGTTCTGCCAAGCCGTCCTCAGAAAGCATTGGCCCGGCGTCCCGATCTACGACGACGTTAGAACCATCGACACAGATCGACTTGGAGGAGTTGACCTCATCTGCGGCGGGTTCCCCTGCCAGCCTTGGAGTGTCGCCGGGCAGCAGAGAGGCGCAGAAGATGACCGTGACCTCTGGCCGGTCATGGCTTCCCTTATTGGAGACCTACGGCCTCGATGGGTCATTGGGGAAAATGTGCGAGGCTTTGTTGGCGAGCCGCTGGGCCTCCAGCGCAGCCTTTCTGACCTGGAAAGCCTCGGCTACGGCGCCGTCCCATTTGTCATTCCAGCTTGCGCCGTTGATGCGCCGCACAGACGAGACAGGGTCTGGATTATCGCCGCGAAAGATGATGCCGACACCAACGGCAAGCGACCACATCGAGCGCAATTCAACGAGCAGCGAGAAGCTGAACCCGCTGACGGGCAAGAGCGTGTCGCTGGACAGGTTCGTGAAGTTTTGGCCAGACGCGGAGACGCAAGCCAGCGGCACGCCGCAGATGTGGCCGACGCCAACCGGGCAGGACAACCCGCAAGTGAGGGGAGTCGGGAAGACGGTCGGAACGAAGCGCGGCACGACGCTGGGCGGTGCGGTGCGGATGTGGCCCACGCCGAGAGCCTCCGAGTGGAAAGGGACGGGGCCGCTTGGCAGCAAAAGCCACAAACACCGCCTGACGAAAGGCTACCTCGACGCGACAGTGCAGGAAGCGGACCAGGTTACTGGGCAACTGAACCCGACGTGGGTCGAGTGGCTCATGGGGTTCCCAACAGGGTGGACAGACTTAAAGCCCTCGGAAATGCCGTCGTCCCGCAAGTCGTCACACAAATCGGACGCGCAATCCTCGCGGCAGAGGGCTGACGCATGAGCGGCTACGAGTTGAGTGCGCGCGAGCGGTTTGGTGAGCCTAACCGGCGCCTGTCCACGGCGAAGGAGATGCGCTTCGGCACGCACGGCAGCGTGAGCGTGAATATGGAGACTGGCGACTACTATGACTTTGAAGCGGAACAAGGCGGGAAGCTCGCTGAGATCGAGGTTGTGCCTGCGCCTAATGCGCCGCGACTTATCGTTGCGAAATACGATTACGTCGATGCGGCCGGGGATCTCCTTTACCAGGTCGTGCGGTGGATGCCGAAGACCTTTCGACAGCGACGACCTGATGGCGCCGGGGGATGGATATGGAACCTCGATGATGTGCGGCTGGTGCCGTACCGTCTGCCTGACATCCGACAGGCGACAGACGTTGTCGTAGTCGAAGGAGAGAAGGACGCTGACGCGCTCGCTGCGCTGGGCATCTGCGCGACCACCAAGCCGATGGGTTCCGGCTCATGGCCGGAGGAGCTGACGCCCTACTTCGAGGGCAAGCGCGTCTGGGTGGTGCCGGACAATGATGATGTCGGGCGTAAGACTGCCGAGCGGACAGCGGCTGCGCTGTCGGCGGTTGCGGCGTCGGTGACGGTCGCTGACCTGTGCGCTGGCATGAAGCCCAAAGCCGACGTGTCGGACTGGCTGGCTGTTAATGATGCGGACGGGCTCATGCCTGCGCTGCGCTCGTTTGAGCCGCGCCTGCGTGTGGTGGCGTCTGGGTTTAGCGCGACCGACATGCGTGCAGTTGCGCCACGGCAGTGGCTCTACGGCAAGCACCTGATCCGAGGATATGTGTCGGCGACTGTGTCGCCAGGCGGCGTGGGTAAGACGACGCTGGAGCTGATTGAGGCTATCGCCCTAGCGACTGCGCGACCCCTGCTCGGTGTGAGCGTGAAGGAGCGTGTGCGGGTCTGGCATTACAACCTGGAAGATCCGCGCGATGAGCTGCTGCGGCGTGCCTGGGCGATCTGTGAGCATTACTCGATCCCGCCGGTGGAGCTGGAGGGGTGGCTGTTCCTCGACAGCGGCCGCGACTGCAAGATGATAGTGGCCGAGCCCGAGGATGGCGTCGTCGTGCCGACGGTGGCGGCGGAGCAGGTGATCGAGCAGATGCAGCGCCACGACATATCGGTGCTGCAAGTCGATCCGCTGGTGAAGGCGCACTACGCAGAAGAGAATGATAACAAGCAGATAGACGCAGTTCTTGATGTATTTGCTGATATAGCGAAGCGTTGCGGTGCTGCTGTGGATCTCGTGCATCACACGAGGAAGCCGCCGTCTGGCTTTGTTGCGGTGGCAGGTGACATCAACACCGCTCGCGGTGCTGGCGCCTTGGCTGGTGCCGTGCGGTCAGCACGCACCATCACGCCCATGAGCGATCGGGAGGGTGAGGCGTTCGACATCCAGCCAGAGCGCAGGAGCTGGTACGTCCGCGTCGATGACGCGAAGGGAAACATGAGCGCACCAGCGCGTGACGCGGTGTGGTTTGAGCGTCATAGCGTGGAGCTTGCCCAGGGAGACTGGGTGGGCGTGCTGGCGCCCTGGTCGCCGCCTGATCCGTTTGAGGGGCTGGGCGTCGAGAACGCCCGTTACGCACTCAATCTCATTGAGGCGGGGCTGGAGGACGGGCAGCGCTACACGGCTACGGCAAAGGCAGGGACGGCACGCTGGGCAGGCAACGTGTTGCTAGACATGGGCGTGGGCGAGGGTGCTGCGAAGCTCGTGCTGCGGACGTGGATGTCCAACGGACTGCTGCGCACCGACAAGTATCGCAACCCAATTCGGCGGCGCGAAGACACCGGACTGTTTGTTGACTTTGACAAGATGCCAGGGGGTGAACAATGAGCGAACATGTGGCGTTTGTTTGGGGTGCCGATAGTGCGCATTTAGCGCGCACTTTGTGCGCAAAAACGGGTGCGCACAAAAAAAACCGTACTAGCTTAGTGCGCACGCGCACGCCAAGCGCCTTAGCGCGCGCTTGGCGCGCATTTAGTGCGCACGCCAAGGCGAAGCCAGTACGGTTAGGCGGTAGTGCGCATGGTTGATTTGGAGCGGGTGAAAGAGCGTGTGGGTGATGAGGTCGGGCTGCGTGAGCTGTTCATCGATGCGGCGGTGGCGGAGAGGAAGATGCCGCGAGCATATGATCTGCGTGTTCGAGGATATTGGCCGGAGGTGCCGGGGGATAAGAACCTGGCTTATGGGTATGGCGAGGTGGATGTGCGGCCTGGGCCTGCGTCGGTGCGCGAGGTCGGCGCCTGGGACATGGCGATCGAGCTGACAGCGCTGCTTGAGCCTGACGACGCCAAGCTGGTGTGGGCGGCTGCGCATAGTGCAGCTCGACGGCATCGAGGACCGGCCTGGCGTCGGATTGCTGAGAAGATGCATTGCCATCCGCAGACGGCGAAGCGGCGGTTTGATCGGGCGATATTGGGACTGTGGTACAAGATATTGTATGGGTGTTGACGATACACACCAAATGTAGTAGAAAAACACTACGATGCGGCGACACGCCGCATTTGGTCAGCCGCCGGTGGGCGGTTTTTTTATGCGTGGAGATTGACGGTGCCAGCAGAGAAGGCAGTCGCGACGGCGACCAAGCCGAAAAAGATGGGCAGACCGAGCATTAGGACGCCGGAAATAATCGAGGAAATATGCGAGCAGATTGCGGAGGGGCGGTCGCTTGCGAGTGTTTGTTTGGCGGAAAATATGCCGTCGCTGCGATCGGTAATGCGGTGGCTTGATGCCGATCCTGAGTTCGTCGAGATGTACGACGAGGCCCGTAAAAAGCGTGGCGACCGATACGGGGAAAAGGTCGCTGACCTCACACAAATGGTGATCGACGGGACGATCAAACCCGATCAAGCGCGCGTCGCAATGGACGGTTTGAAGTGGGCCGCAGCTCGTATGGCGCCGTCGAAATACGGCGATAAATTGGAGACAACGGTCAACCTGGTATCGACTGGCGAGCAGCATCTGAGCGCTGTGCGAGAGCTTGCAAACATGCGTCGCAAGCAGCGTGAGATCGAGGAAAGCACGATCGACATCACAGCCGATCAGGTCGAGGACAGCGCGTAAGACGGACTTGTGACAGCGCTACGCGCGCGAGGCTGCGCCGGTCGAGCCCGATCGCGCCAGGGCGGCGGATCTGCACACCAGGGCGGCGAGCCTGGCGAAATCCGACGCCAAATGCGTGTGATATGCGAATTGCACGTCTAAGTATCTGAAAACATTGGCATGACCTCCGCATACTTTATGCGAATAGGGCCACACGCTGGCCCCGCGGAGCTGGCGCGCGCTTCTCTCTCTCGCCCGCGGCGCCGCTCCGCGCCTCTGGACCCCCCCCCCTCGATCGCGGCGGCGGGGGCGGGTGGAGTGATAGCACGTCCGCACCCACCCCCCCCTATGGGGGGTATTTAACCAACCTGCCGGGCTGAAAAAATGGCGATATATCGTGGAAAAAAGGTCGCGCTAAATAAACCGCGCCGCATCCGCGAAGGCGAACCAGGCCACGGCAGAAAAAAATCCGTGGTCTACGTCAAAGACGGCGACAAGGTGAAAAAGGTCATGTTTGGCGACGCCAACATGAGCATCAAGAAAAACCAAAAGGGTCCGCGCGCCAACTTCCGCAGCCGCCATAACTGCGACGAGCCAGGACCACGAACAAAGGCCAGATACTGGTCCTGCAAGGCCTGGTGAGATGCTACCCGCCAATTACAACCCGAGCCTCAAGATATTTGGGCTTCCCCTGCATGGGCTTCTGAGCGACCAGCCAGGCTACCGCTACCCAGGCGCCATGAGCCTCTCGCCGTTTGTCTTCGACCAGAACGACAACCTCGTCGCTCTCACAGCTCCAGGCATCGCCCGCAGCACCGCGCAGGGCTTGTTAGAGGGCATCCAGGCGCCGCGCCGGGTGCTACAGGGCGAAGTCGACCCGATGACCGGCGCCATGCTCACCGCAGGCGCTGCCCCCGTCGGCAGCTTACTGGTCCCCGCCCCAGCCGGTGCCGTGGGCATGAACGTGTTTCACGGCACGCCGCACAAGTTCGCCCCGGAACCCGGCTTCCCGCAGGGACGCCCGCGCATGGACAAGATGGGAACCGGCGAGGGCGCGCAAGCGTATGGGCCAGGGTTCTACAGTGCCGAGCAGCGCGGTGTTGCGGAGGAATATAAAAAGGCACTCAGTCGCGGGCAGCCGCAAGTGTCCTACAAGGGCAAGTTGCTGTCGGAAGACTATGGCATCGATTTTTTCGAGCAAGGGTTCACATACGAAGACAAGCTCGCGCAGCAAATTGCCAGCAATAGGTCGAGTGCGGCGCAGAGAGAAGAATACCGCCAAGCACTAATCGATCAGGCAAAGCGCAAGCAAAGCCAGATAAATCCTGACGATGGCGACATAGAGAAGCGCATCTATGACAGCTATCAAAACGAGATCGATGCCCTCGGCAAGATTAACGTTGATGACATTGCCACGCTGACCCCCGGCAACCTATACAAACTCGACATTCCCGACGCCGACGCCGCCAAGCTCCTCGATTATGACGCGCCGATAAGCCAGCAGCCGAAGGTCGTCCGAGACGCGATCGACCGCCTGGGCTTCATGCCCGACAACCCCGACAAGATGGCGGGCGGCGACGTTTGGTATCGCATGCGCCAGCAGCTCGGCGAGGATGAGGCAGCAGCCGCGATGCG